AATGAGCCAAAGAAAACAGTAAAAAGACCAGTTAATATTGAACGTGGCTCATGGATGAGTTAAAATTGCAAAAATTACAAGGGTAAATTATGGCCGAAGAAATCATTGAGCAAGATGACAGAATCTATCAAGCAATGGAGTTTTTACGTCAAGTGAATGATGTGGACTCCAATAATCGTGCTGAGGCTTTAGATGATGTGCGTTTTAGCAATGGCGATCAATGGCCTGTTGATGTGCAGAACAGTCGTTTATTAGAAGCCAGACCTTGTTTAACAATTAATAAAGTTGATGCGTATTGCCGACAGATTGTTAATCAGATTCGTGAGCAACGACCTAGAATTAAAGCGCATGGCATGAATACTCAGACTGATGAGAAACAGGCGCAGATTATTACAGGCATTTGTAGGCACATTGAATTACAGTCAGATGCTGACCAGGCTTATATCAATGCAGTCGATTATGCGGTTCGCATGGGCTGGGGATATATCCGAGTCCATACCGATTATGTGAAGGATGATAGCTTTGACCAAGAAATTTATATTCGACCAATTGAAAATCCTTTTACTGTGTATTTTGATCCCAATTCCATTATGGCTGATGGATCAGATGCTGAGCGCTGCCTTATCACTACCTTAATGAGTAAGAAATCATTTAGTGCAATGTATCCTGATGCTGAAATAGATCAAGGTTTTGTTAGTCGTGGTACTGGCGATGTGATGGGTGATTGGGTACAAAAAGAAGAAATTAGAATTGCCGAATATTGGTATTCAATCAGAGAATCCGTTGAATTAATGCAGTTATCGGATGGCTCAAGCATTTACGCTGATGAAGTCGATGAAAAGTTAATGGAAAAATTAGGTGTTGAAGTCATTAATCAACGCACAACAATCCGTAAAAAGATTAAATGGGCCAAAGTAACTGCAATGCAAGTGCTTGAGGAAGGTGATTGGGCTGGTCGTTATCTGCCGATTATCCCTGTTTATGGTCAAAGCACCATAGTCCAAGGTAAACATAAGCGTTTTGGTTTAGTCCGCATGGCCAAAGATCCGCAGCGTATGTATAACTATTGGTCAACTGCTCTGACTGAAACTGTCGCACTTGCACCTAAAGCAAAATGGATATTAGCAGAAGGACAGGATGAAGGCCATGAACAAGAATGGGCTGATGCCAACAATGCAAGTAAGCCTTATTTACGTTACAAGCAGACAGACATCGATGGCAGACCAGCTCCACCACCAGTAAGACAGTCACCAGAACAACCACCAACTGGAGTAATGGCTGCGATGCAGTCAATGAACTTAGATCTTCAAGCAGTGATTGGCATTTACGATCCGAATCAGTTACCACAAGGCATCCAGTCCGGCAAGGCCATTCAAGGTCAACAGATGCAGGCTGACATGACCAATATGCATTATTACGATAATTTAACTCGCAGCATTAGACAAGTTGGCAGAGTAATTCTCGATTTAATTCCACACATTTACGATACAGAACGTGCCATGAGAATTATTGGCGATGATGGTAAGCCTGAGATTATGACGATTAATGAACGCAAGATGGATGAATCTGGCATTGAGCGTATTTTGAACGACATGAGCGTAGGTGAATATGACATTGTGATGGACACAGGACCAGGCTATAACTCCAAGCGCCAAGAATCTGTTGAGGCTATGATGGCATTATTCCAAGCAGAGCCATCACTTGTACAAGTTGCTGGTGATTTATTGGTTCGTAACATGGACTTCCCTGGTGCTGACATTATTGCTGATCGTATGGCAATTAATAACCCATTAGCTCAGATTGATGATATGTCAGATATACCACCTGCAATTCAAATGAAGCTCAAGCAAGACCAAGCAACTATTCAACAGATGCAACAGCAAGTTCAACAGTTACAAATGGTTATTCAGCAACGTCAAGACATTGAAGGCGTTAAGCAAGAAGCTGAGACGAAGCGTGAACTCATGCGTCAAACAACGAAGGCGCACGATACCGAGATGCGTGTCCAAACTACTGCGCAAGATACGATTGTTAAGACTGAAACACAGAAAGAAATTGAAACCATGAAAGCGCAATTAGCGCTCTTATTGGCAAATATGAATAAAACATCAGCTAAAGAAGCAGAGGCAGAGGCTGTTGAACGTGGAATTTAATATTGTCAATAATTATTTGACGCATTAAGATACAAACGTGCCTGTTCGTTTAACAGGAAATAACTGAGGAGCTTCGAAAGATGGCCGATGTATTAACGAGTGAAAATAGTGCCGAGTTTTACGCAAATAAATTAGGTTTAGCTGAAGATTCTCCGACTGAGGCTGTAGAAACAGAGCCAGTTGCTGAAATTGAACAGAGTGAACCAGTTGTCGAGAACGAGGAAAAAGCAACAGAAGAACCAAAACCTAAAGTAAAGATGCGTTTTGATGAAGTCACCAAACAACGTGACCTTGCTAAACAGGAAGCTGAACAAGCAAGAATCAGAACACAAGAATTAGAGCAAGAGTTAAAAGCAATTAAATCTCAGGCTGCACCAAAAGAGCAGAGCAGAGATGAGAAACCAAGACCAGACCAATTTGTTGATGCGTTTGAATACGCTGAAGCATTGGCTGATTGGAGTGCTGAAAACGCTGTAATGAGAGCAAGGCAAGAAGATGTAGAAAAAATGAAACAAGCGGAACGTGCCAAAGTTATTGATACTTGGAACAAGAAACTTGAAGCAACTAAGTCTGAATTGCCTGATTTTGATGATATGGTAGCTTCATCTGATGTTGTGGTGAGCGATCAAGTGAGAGATGCAATTTTAGAATCAGATGTTGGTCCTAGAATTCTTTATCACTTGGCTGAGAACCAAGAACTAGCAGAAAAAATATCTAAATCAAGTCTAATTACTGCTTTAAGAGAAATAGGTAAATTAGAGGCAAAGTTTGAAAAGACTGAACCTGTTAAATCTGTTGCCCAGAAGTCCAAAGCACCTGCACCGATTAGTCCAATCAAAGCTGGTACGAGTGAACAAGCCATCATTACTGATACAGATAAGATGACTTACTCGCAGTACAAAGCAATGAGGCAAGCTAAAAGGATTAGGTAAAAACTTAATTTATTTTATAGAAAGGTAATATCATGGCCAATAATTTATTGACTATTTCAAAAATTACTAATGAAGCTCTAATGGTTCTTGAAAACGAACTCACATTTACTTCAGAAGTAGATCGTAACTATGATGACCAGTTTGCTGTAGTTGGTGGCAAGATTGGTAACACGGTGAATGTAAGACGACCTGGAAGGTTCGTAGGTGCAACAGGCCCCCAGTTAGTAGTTGAAGATTTCAACGAATCCTCAGTTCCTGTTACTTTATCAACTCAATTCCAAGTATCAACTCAGTTTACAACTCAAGACTTAGCATTGTCTTTAGATATGTTCTCTGATCGTGTATTGAAGCCTGCCGTAGCTGCAATTGCAAACAAAATTGACAGAGATGGTCTAGCAATGGCTACCCTCAATACTGCGAATATCGTAGGTGTTGCTGGAACTCCTCCAACTGGTTTGATTACATATCTAACTGCTGGTGCTTACCTTGATTCTGAAGGTGCTCCTCGAGATGGTCGCAGATCATGCATCGTTGAGCCATTCACATCAGCTACTATCGTTGATTCTTTAAAGGGTTTATTTGTACCTCAAGAAGCAATTGGCGAACAGTATCGCAAAGGACTTATGGGGCGCGATTCCGCGGGGATGAACTGGAAATTAGACCAAAACGTAGTAGCACAAGTATTCGGTAACAACAGCACAACTACTGTGACTGCATCTGTAGCGACTACAACTGCAACTGGTTTCTTGACAAGTGGCTGGGCATCAAGCTCAACAATCACTTTGACTGCTGCTAATACTGGTAACTTAGTATTAAATGCTGGTGATACATTCACGATCGCTGGTGTTTATGCAGTTAACCCACAGAATCGTCAAGCGTATGGTTCAAACAAGTTACGCAACTTTGTTGTTAAGTCTGCTGTTACGATTGCTTCAGGTTCAAGCGTTTCTGTTACTGTATCTCCTGCGGTTATTACTGCTGGTCAGTTCCAAAACGTATCGATCCCTACACCATCAGCATCTGCTGCGGTAACTCAGTTCAATTCAACTGGTGCAGTATCTCCTCAGAATATGATTATGCATAGAAATGCGTTTACCCTCGCAGTAGCAGATTTAGAGCTACCTGAAGGTGTCCATTTTGCAGGTCGTGCTTCTGATAAGGAAATCGGTTTGAGTATGCGTATTGTCCGCCAATACACCATCAACAACGATTCTATTCCGACTCGTTTAGATGTATTGTACGGATGGGCTCCGCTCTATCCTGAACTCGCTTGCCGTATCGCAGCTTAATTTTAAGGAGAAAATAAAATGTCTAATCCAGGACCAGCATCAGTACAAACGATTCACCCACAGGGAGTGCTATCAAACCAAGCAATTCGTTTGTTAGCAGTCGCAACAGGTGTAAACGTCAACGCAACAGGTGATCAAGCAGTATTGCCTATCATCAACTCTATTAACTACTCTGTTTCTAACGTAGTATTTACCAACGCATCAACTTCCCTCACAACAGCCGCAGCAGGTCTATTTACTGCTCCGACTGCCGGTGGAACTGGTGTTGTTGCTAATGCTGCTTTATCCGCATTAACAGGCTCAACAGTAGTAAGCCAGAGAACTGTTGCATCAACAGCAACATTATCAGGTCAAAATTTATACCTCAACGTAGGAACTGCACAAGGTGCAGCGGCTACAATGGACGTATACGTTTATGGCTATGATTTCAGCACTTACTCTTAATTGAGCATAAAAAACCCCTTTAATTAGGGGTTTTTTATTACTTGTTTTATAATTAAAGTTACTTCTTATAAAGGAATAATCATGCCATCTACAACAATCACTCGTGGTAATGTTTTATCCACGACTTTCATTGGACCATCTTTAACACCTGTTGCAGTAGCGTCTTATACTTCAGCAGCACAAAATTTTAATATCGCAGGCTTACAAACTACTGACCAAGTTATCGCAGTTGGTTTAAATGGTAATCAAACAGCAGGTATTATTATTGCTGAGTGCGATGTATTAACAAATGGCGTTTTGACAGTTCAATTCGCTAATACAACAAATGCTTCAGTTACACCTGCTGCCGGAACTTATGTTTTTTCAGTAACTAGAACTGATGGACCTTTACCTCTAAATATGGTTTAAATTATGGCTAACGTATCTGCATATCGTTTTGTAGGACCTACGACTGCGATTGCAGTTACAGGCACTTCTTCCACATCAGTAACAATTACTCCAAATGGTAATGATCAAGTCAACTTTTGTGGTTTCTTGAATACTTCAGCTAATCCTGTAGCAATTACAATTGCTCCGGCCATCGCAGGCACAACCACAACTGCTAATCCTGCGGTATTACCGACTGGTGGCAATACAAGCCAAAGTTTTGTGTTAGGTGTTAGCATGAGTCAGCCAACAGTTATTGCAGTTCCACCAAGTTTTGCAATTACTGCTATTGGTACATCAGGAACAACGCTTTATGTAATGCCAATGGTAGACCAAAACTAAGGAGTTTTTATGACTGGTCCGGCTTTAACAGTAGATCAAAATATACTGCCAGTTCAAGCATACTTTAACCTTGATGGCACGTTTAATACCTTTATTGGTCAAGGTCAGCCATTCGTAATTACTGCGACTGAATCGATTGGAATTGTTAACACAAATGTCAATGCAACGCTTTACCCTACCTTTACAAGTGCAACAAGTGGCCAAGTAACAAGTCTAGCCATTGCTTCACCAAGTTTGACATGGAATCCAGGCACAGGGGTATTTTCTGCTCCTACATTCTTTGGCACCCTGAACGGAACTGCCAATACTGCTAATAATTTAAGTGGTGGTGGTGCTGGGCAGATTGTTTATCAAAATGCTTTAAACTCAACTGCTTATTTAGCAGCAGGATCTACTGGGCAATTCTTATTAAGTAATGGTACATCAGCACCATCTTGGTCAACTGTTGCAACTTCAGTAACAATTTCTGATCAAACTACTGATACATCCACTTATTACCCATTATTTTATAGTGCGACCTCTGGATCAACCAATATTGTTGAAACTTCCTCTACTAAACTACAATATCAGCCATCAACAGGAAAGTTTACTGCAACCTTATTTAGTGGCTCAGGTGCGTCTTTAACCAACATACCGAATAGTGCTTTAACGAATAGCTCGGTAACAATAGGTAGCACTTCTATAGCACTAGGTGGCATTACAGGTACTATTGCAGGATTAGTATCATTAAACGCAACTACTGTAACAGGCACAAACTTGGTGGGTAGTTTAGCAAGTTCAACAGGCTTACCCTTAACAACAGGGGTAACAGGCATATTACCGATTGCCAATGGTGGTACAAACTCATCAGCAACACCAACAGCAGGTGGTGTGGGTTATGGCACAGGAACTGCATACGCTTTTTCTACGGTAGGTACAGCAGGTAACTTCTTGCAATCCAATGGTGCAGGAGCTCCTGTATGGTCAGCAATTAGCACATCGGCATCAACGATTGGTATCTCTACAAACTCGACAAATGCCACTTACTACCCTACTTATTTTACTGCTCAAACAGGTACTGCAACTACTGAGTACACCAATCCAAACTACACATTTAATCCATCAACAGGTGCATTAAGTGTTACATCTTTTATCGAAAATGGCTACAACATTGTTAGTCAAAAAGATGTGGGAACTGGTGCGAATCAAATTCCTTTGAATCAATACTTAGGCACAATGGCCTATCAAGATGCTAAAGCAGTTCAGATTGGTGGTGGCTCAACTACAAACTTAGTTGGCACGAGTGGTTATCAGATTCAACCAACTATTACTGCATTAACTGCTACAACAACGCTTACAATTGCTCAATTGCTTACTTACATTGTGCAAGTTACTTCTGCAACTGCTGTAGCATTAACATTACCAACAGGCACATTAACAGACGCTGGAGTGTTAAATGGTCTCAGCGTGGTCAATAACTCATTTCTATGGATTGTAATCAACACAGGTTCAGCTTCAGGTGCAATTACAATGACTGCTGGAACAGGGCATACTTATGTCGGTAATGCTACAGTCGCAATTAATACCTCAGCACAGTTTCAGACTGTTAAGACTGCAACAAATACTTATGTCACTTATCGCATAGCATGATTTATATTCTTACCCTTACATTCTTTATTCTCCAACTCTTAGATTGGTATACCACTCGCACTATCTTAAAAAATGGTGGATATGAGCAGAATCCTGTTATGTCATTTGTATTTAAATACTTAAATGTTGATATAGCCTTAGCAATTAAGTCGGTTCTATTAGGGGTTTTAAGCTATTACATTGGACTTGAATATCCTATTTTATTAGTAGGATTAATCATTGTTTATATTGCAGTCGTATTTCATAATTGGAAGTCACTATGAGCATTAATACTAACTATCCTAATGTCAGACCATCTTTGTTATTGGACTTTGCTAATGCTCAGACTTTAGACCCTCGTGTGACTTTCTCTAGGTCAACTACTGCACCATATTATGATGGTAAAACGAGCGTATTGGCAGAGCAGAATTTGTTGTTGCAATCTAATACATTTAGTAATGTTGCGTGGGTGGCTACAAGTGCGACTATTGCAAGTGGAGTAACTGATCCTGCGGGTGGAACAACTGCTTTTTCAATGACTGCAACTGCTGGAAACGCAACTTTATATCAAACATTAACATTAACTGCAACTGCCTACACAGAAAGCATTTATATTCAGCGTGTAACAGGCACAGGCACGATTAACTTAACGCTTGATGGTTCTACACTAAGCCCAGTAACAATCACAAGCTCATGGGCTAAATATACTTATACTGCGACACCATCGGCAGGTTCTAGAACTATTGGTATTCAGATTGTTACAAGTGGCGATGCAATCAATATTTATGGCTCACAATTAGAAAATAGAAGTAGTGCTACTGCGACTAATATTACAACTACCACAGCAATAACGAACTACATCCCTCAACTACTAACAGCACCAATTAACGCACCTAGATTTGATTTTAATCCTACAACAGGGGAAAGTTTAGGTTTATTGATTGAGCAGAGTAGTACGAATTTACTGACTTATTCACAACTATTTAGCGATTCAACTTGGGTTAAAATAAGAAGTTCAATAACACAAACTGCTGGTATAGCACCTGATGGTACACAGACTGCACAATTATTAATAGAAGATACAACTGTAACCAATAGTCATGGGTGCGGTAATTATGGCTCACAAACTATTACATCAGGACAACAATACACATGGTCGGTAGAAGCAAAAGCGTGGACTAGAAATTATATAACTTTGTCAGGTGATATTGGAAATGGATGGTTAGGCAATGGAGTTCAATTTTCTTTAATTGATGGAACTGTTCAAAAAAATTCAAGTGCATTGGTAACAACTTCTACCAATTTAGGCAATGGATGGTGGCGTTTTTCAATAACTGCAACAGCTAGTGCTTCAGGAAATGCTAAGCCAGGAGTTTATATTGGTTCTGTGCCTGCGACAGGTGCTTCAAATGGTGTAGATTCTTACACAGGTAATGGCTATTCAGGCATCTACATTTGGGGAGCACAACTAGAAGCCCTCGCATTTCCTACCTCGTATATAGCCACTACTTCAGCACAAGTAACTAGGGCAAGTGATGTTCCACCTAAAACAACAAGCACAAATTTTACTCAATGGTTTAATTATCAACAAGGAACTATTTATTGTGCTTTTGATACTCCAACAATATCATCATCTGCCCCAAATATGGCAATATGGGGAATTGATAACGGAACAACTGCTCAATATTATGTCAATAAATCAACTGCAACTATATCGGGCTATGAAGGCACAAATAATGCTTCATTCGGCACAATAACTGCAAATACAAATCAACTAAGTATTTATACTTATTCAAATGTGGCAGGTTCTTCAAGTGCATCTGGGTTATTAAATGGTGGGTCAATTGGAACAATAACTGCAACAACTCAATCAATTCTACCAACTCAATTAACAATTGGTGGATATATAACAACATCCAATCAATTTACTGGTCATATTAAAAAACTTGCATTTTATCCGCAAGCAGTAACCTCTGCTCAACTCCAAGCACTTACAGGAAGCTAATATGCAAGACATCTACCTATCCTTTACAGACGAAGCCGAATCCTTACCGATTCTTTATACAGTTATCCCAACGGAGTATGAAATTGACGAACAAGGTCAGCCAACTGAAGTCGTTAAAACTGAATCATATTTACAACCTAATTATCAGAACATCTCGGTTATTGGAACAGTCTATCAAAGACCGCCAATCCCAACACCTGAGGATTATGTGCCAATTCCTTATCCACCACCTAACTATGGGGTTAATATTCGCTTACTCGATGATGAGGATATTGAACCATTAAAGCCATATATTGTTTATCTAACAGATCCTATTAGGGTGTGGGCATGATTTCATATACTTGGAAAGTCTTAAATTTATATACTAAAGGCGAGTTAATTACTGGCATAAAGTATCTTTGCACAGGATTTAATGGGAAAATGAGCATAGATTCTGAAGGAACAATGTTCTTTACTGATCCAGAAATGGGTATTCCTTTAGAAGATGTAACAGAGCTAAACTGCATTGACTGGCTTGAAAAGGAAACAGATCGAGATGGTCAAAGCCATGTAAAGAGTGGAATCGAAAGACAGTTTGAGGCTTTAGAACACAAAGAAACAGGACTTCCTTGGAAGCCTAATACTTTTAGGATGAAGATATGACAATGCCCATCGACATAATTAGCAGAGCATTAAAAGATATTGGTGCTTTGGCTGCTGGAGAAACTCCTGCACCTGAAGATGCACAAGATGCCTTTGATATGCTTAATGATATGTTAGATCAATGGTCTAATGAATCCATGATGATTTACTATAAGACTGAAATTATCTTTCCAGTAACACCAGGACAAACGCAATACACAATTGGACCAGGTGGGCAGATTGGTGCAGTCTTTACTGGCTCAATCTCCGGCACAACTTTAACCATTACTGCAATTCAGAGTGGTGCAATTGCTTTAGGCCAAACCTTATCAGGTTCAGGCATCAGTAATGGCACTACTATCGTAGGCTTTGGTACTGGTGCTGGTGGCAATATTAATGAAGCAGGCACATATACAGTTAATATTAGTCAAACTGCATCTTCTACAACAATCAATTCTTATTACCAAAGACCATTAGTAATTGATACTGCATTTGTTCGAGTCAATACAAACAGTAATGGTCAGCCAATTTTAAATGGTGGCTTAGATTACCCTTGTGCAGTATTGAGCGTTGAAAATTATGAAATGATTGGACTTAAAACTTTAAATGGTCCTTGGCCTAAAGCAATTTATTATCAGCCAACAGAAACGCTTGGTAATATCTTTGTGTGGCCTAATCCATCACAAGGTGAAATGCACTTATTCGCGAATACTATCTTAGCAAGATTTGTAAATCAAAACGATGTGATCAATTTACCTCAAGGCTACAATATGTGCCTAAGATGGTGTTTAGCAGAACGATTAATGCCTATGTATGGCAAAGCCTCACCAACGCAAATTGGTTTAATTCAGAGTTACGCAGCACAATCTAAAAGCACTATTAAACGCACCAATATGAAGCCGGTACAGAATGCAAGGTTTGCTGATGCGTTATTAAGTAGTAGACAGAAAGATGCCGGTTGGGTTCTCGCAGGCGGATTTTTTCGTTAAGAATCATATACTTATGCAATATTACATCTATCAACATCGAGCATTAGACACTAACAATATTTTTTATGTTGGAAAAGGTAAAGACAAGCGTCACTCTGATACAAATAAAAGAGGTAGATATTGGAAATTTTATGTTGCGAAGCATGGATTTGTATCTGAAATAATTAAAGATAATTTAGATGAAGAATTGGCTTTTTTAGCTGAAATGGAATGTATTGATGTTTATAAAAAGCGTGGTATCAAATTAATTAATTTAACAAATGGTGGTGAAGGTTGTTCTGGCTATTCAATGAGTCATTCTGAAGACCAAAAACGCAAATGGAGTGTAATGCGTAAAGGTGTTCAAAGCCCTCGTAAAGGGGTTAAATTAACAGATGAAACCAAAGAAAAAATAAGTATTGCCAGAATTGGAAAACCATTAACAGAATCACATTGTGAAGCAATTAGCAAAGGATTGCTTGGAAACAAGAATACTGCAAAATTAACAGATGACGAAGTAAGATTTGTTCGAGCCAACAAAGGGATTATGACTCATATTGAATTAGGTAATAAATTTAATGTTCACAAAAATACCATACATAAAATATGGCGTGGTGAACGATATAAAGGAGTTATTTAATGGCAGACTTTGGCTTTGTTGGCCCTTCCTATGTTGCACCATCGATTTATGTCAATGGCGAAGATTGCATCAATTTTCGTACAGAAATAGATATCACCAAACAAGCCGGTCAAAATGGTGTAGTGGCCTTATATCCAACGCCAGGCTTATCTGCTAAAGCAGTTTTGTCAGCAATGGCTGAAGTGCGAGGAATGAGAACTGTTAGTGGTGGGCAATATGCTGTTGCAGTTTGTGG